AACTCGTTTGGCAAACGAATCTTGAGATCGTTGCCGATTTTAGCACCTGATTTTGCATACTGGTCATCGTATTGACGGTCAATTGAACCGACGAAATTGAGTTTCTGATGCAAAATAGCCAGGGCTTCTTTGGTTATGACACTTGGTGTCAGTAGTGAATTAGCCATTTTAGTTACCTATTTATTTTGAGTAACCCCGATACTTTCGATATTCATCTGGCGTCATCTTGTCGGGGTTCTTTGAAACCTTCCCGCGAGGTGACACCGTCTTTGAAGGCGTTGGGGCGTTAGTGGTGTTGGCAGACCTTTTTCGGGAGTTAATCGCCAGTGCGGTACTGATCTTGGTTAAATCTTTCAGAGCATCCATGCTGCCTTTGCGATTGATTGCGTTGGCAATAGATGGATTGTTTGACAGGTAGTAAGCAACGGCTGGGCCGTTGTCCATATCAACAATTTCTCCCGCCACAAAGTCAGACTGGTGGAAATTAGGACTTCCCACCTTTTGCTGAAAATCGGGGTAGTCCACGGCAAAGTCGTTAGACCTTTCCACGAATGTTGCCGATGCGATCTGGTGTTTGGTATTGTTGAGCTGGGCTATCTGGGCAGCTTGCTGCTGCCCCATTACCTGCTGCACGTTCTGTTGATTTAACTGCGATGTGTATTCGAGAACCGCTTGCTGATGCCTTCCCTCGTCGTAGTCATACTCCTCTAACCTCGGATACTGCGTTGGAACATTCTGAGGTTGTTGGTACTGCGATTGAAGATAAGCATTTTGCTGCTGTAGTTCCTGCACTTTGCTATTAGCTTCGTTCTTTTGTCGTGCCAGTTGTGAGATTCTTTCCTGGTAAGAGTTACGCTTTTTCTGCTTCTCCTCTTCCCGCTTTTCGACGGTCTCCTCGTCGGATAGCTCTGCTGCTTCTTGACCACCGTCTGGTGTCTCAATCACTTCAGAGGTTTCGCCTTGTTCAGGCTCTTGAGAATCTACATCGGCATTCTCGATTCCGTTAGGCAATAAATCGCCCTCAGCGTTAGCTGCATCAGTTTCCATATGAGTTTCGTCTCCACGAATTTTTACCTTGCTTTGAAGGGCAGCAAGTAGGCCCGCGCTTTACGGTGCGCTAAACCGGATGTTCTTTTTAATCAATAAAACTAGAGTTGTTAGTTAGCCACGCGCTGACAACAACCCCTTCAGCCTGTTCATCAACTCTCCACCGCCCTGCGGAGCGCCACCTGGCTGGCCTTGCCCCATCTGAGGGCGCTGCGGCATTGCTCCTGGCATACCTTGCGGCGCTGCCTGACGCTGCGGTTCACGGTACGGAATGAACGTCTGCAATCCCGTCTTGGGGTCTATGACCACCTGGTACTTTTTGCCATCCTTACCCGTCACCAACTGGCGACTGTTGGGCATCTGAGGCATTCCCGTCTGCGGTGTAGAGTTAGGCAACGCCATGTTCGGCCGCTGACCCATCTGGTTGACCAGGGCTTGCGCTCCACCAGTGCCAGTGCCAGGAGTCTCACGGCGTGACATAAGCATGTCTTCAACCGGTGGTCTTGTTTGCATGTTCATTTGTCATACCCGCCTTTTTTGGGTTTTGATTTCTTTACAACTTTGGCTTTGTTAGCCGCCGCTTTCCCTGCTGGGGTGTAAGGGTATTTCTTTCCATCGACGATTGGCATATCAATTCCTATTTGTCGTATTTAGATTTATTAGATCGAACCGGTTGTTTTAAATCTTTCGCATGAAACAACGGCGCACTGTTTTTGCTGTGTGTTTTGCCGCTGTGCAACGTGCCGTCAGCCATCTTGTGAGAACTTCCAGTGTGCAACGAACCGTTACGCTTGTAATGTTTAACACCTTTCATAGGTCACTTGCCTTATACAATTGGTAAGCCGACTGACTGTCTCAGCCGCATCTGTGCAATTTGTTTTGATTCAAGGTCCGACTGCGCTTCAGCCAGCTTTAACTGCTCGACGGCTGACTTCACTGTGTTCATCATTGCTTTGCTTTCGCGCTCTTTCGCTTCGGCTTGCTCAGTCACAACCTCTGCCTGTTTCAACGCCAGCTCTAATTGTGCTGCCTGGGCTTCAATTTGCTGCTGCTGCTGTATCTGCCCCTGCATCGCTGCCGCTTCTTCTTCATTCGGTTCGATGACCCCAGACTTAACGCCAGCACTTCTCAGCCTCTTGATGACCTCATCACCACCGACAAGATCGAGGTTTTGGAACAAGACATCCCCGACAAGCTCAGACATCGCTGGATTCTGCGCAATGATGCCCGACAACTGTTCAGCCGTTTCCTGCTTCCGCGTCGTGAATGACGGCCCTGAAGAAACTTTTATGTCATAGTTTCCAACGGTCAAATCCATCGTCTTAACAAACTCTCCGGTGGATCCATCCATCAGTGTTTTATTGACTGCGATGACCTCCTCCCGCTCGTCTTCACCAATGATGCGAATTGTTCGCTCGGTATCATAGACCGAGGGGATCATGTCGATGATCACCCTGCCAGCCAGCTCTAGCGAGTCAACCAACTGGTCCTGGAACTCAAAGTTCGCCATCTCTCCCTGGAACTGTCTGCCTCTGATCGCTACGCCGGACGTTTCATTGCCTTGAGCGCCCATGTTCGCGTCGAAGATACCTGTCGTGCTTTTGATGTCCTCTGCGGCTATTTGCGCATCCTGCATCAGCCCTGGTGAACCTTGCGCGGGTTGCTCTCGAAAAGGCTTCTGCCCATTATCAAAGTTGAACATCATCACGGGATCATTGCTGACCATCATGTTTTTCCAGCGTGACTCATGTCCTTTGATCATCGCAGGAGTAACAAAGTAAGGCTGTTTGGGCGTTAGTCCGGTAACCTCGACCGCTACGCTTCTCGAGTAGTTGTACAGCCTCTGAGCGTCCTTAGCTTTGCGCACAAGCCCTCTTGTGATATATCGCCCGTTGATGTTGCTGGTCTTGCCGAACATTGGAATGATCGGGATAAACCTGCCAACGCACTCAACCTCTTCAAGCACTTCCATGCCAGTGATTTTGAACCGTTCTAGCTTGCGACCCTGGACCTTTCTGGTCTTGCCCAAGGTAATACCCATCTGGTTCAACTCGTCCCGGACAGGCTCAATTTCTTTTAGGTCTACAACGCGACCGTCTGACAGTTGAACAAGCGTCTGTTCTTCGTTCACTATCCGAAAGTAGTCTGCAACACGCACTGACTCATCACTGACCCAGCTATCGAAATTGCCAACGCTATCCCAGTCGGAGTCGCTTCCAGATGATTCGGCATCGGGATACATCCTCTCGAACTCTTTGCGCTCCATATCCTCAAACAGAAAACCAAACCTGGCCTCTTGGACATGCTGCGCTTGAATGATCGGGTCAATCAAAACGCTAAATGGGTTCTTTATTTCTCTGATCAGAATGTCCTGATCTAAGCTAACGTCATCAATAAAGTCGTGATCAACTAATACGCAGCCAAAACCGCCTTTAACCGCGAACTTGAACGCCGTCTTGAACGCTTGCAGTCCACGCTGGTCAATCTGTTGTATCAAGCCTTGATAGACCTCTGCCGTGGCCTCGTCGCCCTCCTCGGCCGCCCTGACCTTCACGCTGGGCATGTTAGCCAACTGTCCACCAACTACCCTGTCAACTGAGCTACTGAGCTTGTCAAACGTCAAGCAGGGTCTGTTGTGCCTCGATTCTCTTGCAGAATCCTCCCACTGACCGTCATCATCATCGACAAACTTTACGTCTGATATTGATTGATCATAGATTTCTGACCAGCTATCAGCCGCAGTTTCAAACCGATCCAGAGCCTCAGTGATAATCTTCTCTTGATCTTTTTTTGATCTTTTTTCCATTACCACTCGCTCGCAAATTCTAGGTTGGGACTCACAATGTCATCCTCGTATCCTTGGGCAAACATCCTAAATGCATCCGATCCGTTTGATGCCCAATTGTGTAATGGGACTTTTCTGAACGTCTGATAAGAGTCGTCGTATTGATATTGATAGTTAGCCAGAGCGTCTAGCCCGTCAGCGCAGTTATCCTTGTGAAACCAGCAGCTCTTGAGCACATCCCTGACCATCGCAATACCGTCTTCCACTGAGCTGATCCTGGGAACCGTTGTGATCGGGTTGACTCCCATCCCTTCCAGAATGTCTCTGCGGCTGCGGTTGTTAGACCCTAGAGTCTTCACCTCAACGTCGTGGGGTAGGTAGTGCGTCCCGTAAACCCAGCCATTTTGGTCAGCCTTGTCTTTGAGGACTTTCGCATAGTGATCCAGATCGACTAGGCGGTGCTCGTAATAATCAATGAACCGGTGTTCCTTCCCAATGTGCTGATGGAACCAAATGGCGGTTGAATCATTGCGTCCCAGGTCCCAGTGCGAATTAACCGGAACAGACTCAACAGGCATCCAGCAAACTCTGCCTTCGTCCCTGGCCGATTTCAATTGCTTCTGGTAGATCGAGCCATCAGCGAACTGCTTTAGCTCGCCCTCGTAAACGTGCGCGTATTCTTCAGGGTTACTGTCCTGCAGAAGCCGCATCTCTTCTGGAAGCGTGGTCTGGCTAAAGTAGGGATTGTCCCTATAGCTAACCTTCTTCACCATCGCATTCTCAGGAGGATGCTCAACGAAGCGCTGGTAAGCTGAATCACTCTTCAACTCCGGGTTAAAGCTAACCCATATCTCTGAACCAGGCTTTCTGATACTTGGGATTAAGGTTCGCCAGGAGTTCTCTGAAACCCTGTTGCCTTCTTCAATCCAACAGTAATCCACGCCTTCTATCGACTTAATCGACTCAATATTCTGCCAGAGGCCAGAGAAAATGATCTGCGTTCCGTTCGTTCCTCTGATCTCATTATTCATCACCTCATAAAAGTGTGACAATCCCAGGGCTTGAATCCTGCTTGCCAGGAGCGAGTGGACAGAGTCCTTGATGCTTCTTTGTATCTCTCGGGCGCACAGGATGCGCTTGGGTTCGTTTCCTGCGCCCAGCAATAGTAACGCTGATGCAAACTGTACCGACTTCCCTGCGCCGCGCCCTCCCCAGTAAACCTTGTATCTATGCGGTTCAAATAGCTCTCGAAACGCAGTGGGTATACTAATCTTCGGGGTCGTCGGTGAACTGGAGTTCGTAAGCCGCGATTTTAGCATTGATTGTAGTGTTCTCTGTTGGCTCGCCCAGGGCCAGCTTTGCCAGTTTTTGAGCGTTTAATGATGCTGTTGAAAGCGACTGTAACTGGCTGGAAGTCATACCCTCCTCACCGCTCCGCTCACTTTCCTGATTGGCTCTTATCTTGTTGCCCACAGTAATGAATATGGCTTTCGCCAGGTTC